AGATGCGCTGGATACGCTTCATAATCTCTGCCCAGATGGCGTTCATACTGCTACGTTTATACGTGTTGGTGTCCATCTCCATTGTCTTGAGCCACACTAGGGAAGTCTTGACCTTTTGCACCTCGGGGTAGTGCTTGAACACCTGCGCCGCAAACATCTGCATCTGGAACTGGTCAGCATTGCGCTTGCCTGTCTTCCAATCCATGACCGCAGCTTCGTCACCTACGATTACAAGCACGTCAAGTTTGCTGCGCAGCCATGCGTCAGCGTCCCACCAACCTGTTGGTGTAAGGTTCTCGGTCAGCACCAGTTCGTACTCGATGTGCAGGGTGCCCTGCCTTGCCAGCTTCTCCACCGATGCACACAGGGGTTCGTACTGCGCCACCTCTGAGTTCAATCCCGACCCTTTTAGTCGGCTTTCAAGGAACGCATGAATACGTTCTCCGTGCTTGGACGCTTCGCCGCCCTCGTCAACGACTTCCTTCTTGATCCGTTGGCGGTAGTACCGCAACGGGCAGTTCTCGAACAGCTTGATCGACGAGTATGAGTGGCTTAGGCGCATGGCAGTGTGCCCCACAGGGACTACCTGCGAGGGAGATGTAATGTTGGAACCACCAGTGTACACCACGGAGAACGCCTGTCAAGCGGTAGTCATGCGGGAGATGCAGTCGTGCTTTGCCACCTCCAGCACAGCGATCAGCTTCATCATGTCGGCGATCCCCGTCGAGAATCGGTGGTAGTCCTTGCCGATCTTCACGAAAGCCAGCAGTTCGGTGGCATCTTCACTCGCCTCAACCTGTTGCACGATGTGCTTCAGCAGGTCGATGGTGTCCTTGTTGCGCGGTTCGCGCTTGATCTCAGCGATGGTCATCACGTATCTCCATAGTTCGCAGCCATGCCAGATTCGCAGGCCACAGGTAAATCGGGTGCCCACTTGGGGGCGGTGGACATCAGGGCTTCGAGCTTGGCTTGGTCGGCCAGCGCGTTGTCCTCGGGTACGGCGACGATGATCTCGTCGTGGACTTGGAAGGCCACCTTGAAGTGCAGTCCGGCAGCGGCCATCTGCTCACGGATCACCAATGCAGCAAGAGCTTGCACGATGTTCTCCGTCACCTTGCCACCGTAGATGCGTGTCCATGCGATGTCGTCGGGGGGTGAGCCAGTGAGCACACGATCCTTGAGCGCCTTCTGGTAGGTGCGGGCATCCGAGATGTACATGAACCCGTTGGCCGTCTCACGCAGCGCCGGGTACTGCACCCTGAACCCGTTGGGCAGGATGATGCCGCCCTTGTCGTAGCGCACCTTGGGGTGCAGCTCGTTGCCGCCACCGTACAACATGTCCTTGAGTGCTGCGCCGCACTTCTGCCAGAACTGCACGATCTTCCAGTTCTTCTGTCGGTACAGCCGAACGATCCGCTCTGCCTCGTTGATGTCGATCACCACGTTGATGCCGCCTTGGCCGATCTCCAGTGTGCGTCTGAACTTCTCAGCGCCCATGCCGTAGCCCAGCCCAAGCACACAGGTCTTGCCGACGAACCGTTCGATCTTGTCGGCCTTGGTGATGGCACGACCGTAGACCTCAGTGGCGAACTCGGAGTACACATCCCGCCTGTCACGGAAGGCCACCAGCAAGTCCTCTTGCCCAGCCAGCCATGCCACAGTACGTGCCTCGATCTGCGATGAGTCACATGAGATCAGCATCTGCCCCGGTGGTGCCTTCAGTGCCTTGCGGATGGTCGTGTTGCCACGGCTTGGCAGGTTCTGTAGGTTGAGCTTGTCACCGCCACTGAAGCGCCCGGTGTGGGCACCGTAGTAGTTGAGCATGATGGGCAGCTTGCCCCGTCCGGCCACACCGATCAGGTTCTCGGTGCGGGTTTCTTCGAGGGTGGACTTGACCCCGAGGCGGGCGGACACCGCTGCCTGCACACGTTCGTCAACATGTTCCAGCATGTCGGTCATGCCCTTGTCCGTCTTGGCGAAGGCCCATGACTCCTTGCCCGTCTTCAGACTGGTCTTGGTGGGCGGCTCCACACCCAACCGCTTGAGGTACTCAGCGAACTTGTCGTTGGACATGAGCATGTCCTGCACCGCCTGCGCCCCGCCCATGCCTTGGCCGAGGTCTTGGATCAAGGTGCGCTTGCGGGTGCGCACTTCCTCAAGGTGCTTCTCCAGCAGTGGCACGTCGAGTTCAATCACTGGGTCGGTGTACATCCTCAGCGTCTGATCAATCACCAACAACTCGCTGGATGGGAAACCCACCTTGAGCTTGTCGAACAGTTGCTTGGTCATGTTCACATCGTTCTTGCAGTACTCGCCGTACTGCGCGAGGTCAGCCTCAGTGAAGTCAGCTTTGCGCTTGCCCAGTGCAGCCACCACCTCGTCGCCCTTCTTGCCCAGCCCGTAGTACGCCGCCAGCTTGGCGAGTGAGCCGCCCACCGTGACGTTGTGCAAGGGCCGCGCCATACCCAGAGTGTCCAGCCACAGCCTTGGGCTGATACCGAAATGCCACGACAGGATGGCCCCATCGAACGCTGTGTTGTGGCACAGGATGGCCCGCTTGCTGTAGTCCAGTGACTTGAGGAACTTGCCGGGGTTGTCCCCGCTGTACCAGTCAGTGGGGTAGTCGTTGACCTTGACGCCCACTCCGATGACCTCGAACAAAGAACTGCGAACGTACTGCTCGGTGGTCATCTTCGACAGCGAGAAGTCCTTGTCGTAGTAGGTTTCAAAGTCGATGGTTACGATGTCCATTGCCATCACTTCACTCCTATTCTTCGTGCGGCCCGGATAGCCAACACACGGTCTTGGATTTTCGGGTCAAGCCGGATGGCTTCAAAGGTGTCGCGCACCAGTTCCATGTCGGCCATACCGAACATGTTCTCGCACACCTCACCCAATATCTTGCGGTTGATCGCCGATGCCAGATCAATAGAGACATTTGCTGCAATGCGATCCGTCATCCGGTTGATGTCGTGGTCGATTGCGACTGTGATGCCGTTGTGTATGCTCATGTCAGTATCCTTTTCTTTGCTTTGATGGCAGTCCAGATTGCTTTGGCCCGCTCGTCTTCCTGCACGAATCGCTCAACAAATTCCAGCATGGCATCCATCTTGGCGAACTTGTCCTCGGTCAGCGTGATGCTGCCCATCTGGATGGATGCGTTGGCGTTCAGCGTCATGGTGTTGTCAGTGATGGTGACAGCAGGGGTGGTGTTAGATGCACTGATCGTGTAGTTGGGGTTACTCTGACTCATTGAGCACCTCAAGAAGTTTCTGGATGTAGTGCTGCCCCTTCGACACCTCCAGTGGTGACTCGTCCTTGCTGCCCATGCGCATCAGATACTTCAGCGCACCGCCACGGTAGTAACCAATGCGTTGGTCACGGGGCCATGTGTCCACCACATCCCACGGCTGCACCCCCATCTCCTTGTAGTGATCGCCCCCCACCTGCCTGTCCTTGGCACGGTGGGCATCGACCCAGCCCTTCTCCACAACAACTTGTGGTTCGTCGATCTGCGGGCCAAGTATCTCTGTAGCGTTGCGCTCTTGGTACTCGTGCATCGCTTGCTTGCGCAGCGTGTACACAGCGGGCAGTGCCATGCCATACTTCTCAGATACGACACGGGGCGTTGCCAGTGGGTGCTTGAGAAACCAGTTGATGACTTGCTGTTTCTTGGTGGTCTTGGTCTTGCTCATTTCTATCTCCAAAAGGTTATGTAAAAAATGTTGAACACGAGCACAATCAGCGATGCCACAGCCACAAGGACTAGCAAAGCGTTTTGTACTCGTGCTCTCAGGTTCATGGGTTCTTCTTCTTCTTTGGTTCGATTACACGTGCAACTTGTTCCAGTGTGGCAAAGCGATGCTCGTTGGCGCACTCATACCTGCGGTACGTTATGTTGTGCGGGCGGCTACGGGTTTCCTTAACCTGCACCCATGTGTTGCATACTGGGCACTTCATAGGAACACCCCGAACTTAGTACGCAGTGCCTTACTCTGCTCACGGCATACCTCGTTCACGGCATACACTGTGCCGATCACCGTAGGTTGCTTGCGTGAATTGAGAAACGTAACCTCAGCGGTCTTCACAAATCCTTCGAGTAGTTCCGGTGGGAACTGGTTGTCTTTGATACAAGTGTACAGCAACGTAACCCATCTGTCGTGCTGCCATTGCGGTGCATCCCATCGTTGTTTACCCTTACGTTCTGCTGCAACTTGTTCACAGATAGTCTGTAGTACTCCGAGCTTGGCCCGCACCCTGATACCGTACTTGAAACGGCGCAAGGCGCGGAGCCACTCTCGACGTTTGTCATCGTCGATACGGGGCATATCAGATACCAAACTTGGCAGCGGTACTCATGGCAGTAAGTTTGCCGATGTCAACATCGAGTACCACCTCGTTCTTGGTACGTTCCTTGATCTCGCGGTGCTTGTCCTTGACATCATCAGGGATCAAGTCCCACAAGGGGGGCCATGCCTTGAGTGCCGGGGCCAGTGTGGAGTAGGCATCGCATACCTTGGACACCATATTAACGAAGTCAGCCTGTCGTTGCTGGGCTGCGGAGACACGTTGGTTGTACGCCACAACCTCTGCGTAGAACTCACTCCATACATGCTCATCCGTGAGGGCGATACCGTCACTGTAACTACGCTCCTTCTTGGCGGTGGCAGTAGTAACAAATACATTGGGCCAAGGCACAGAAGGAGAAAAGGTGAAGCGCATGTTGCATCTGGCATCGCCCACTTGTTCGATGTCCATCCGATCCACCATCTTCAGCCATCCAGCAGGAGCTTGTGCGATGAACGGCTTGGCTTCGAGGAACATGGTGTCATAGATGCGTTGGCCCCACGAGTTGTCGGGCTTGGTTTCCTCAGCCTTGGTGACAGCAGGTGCCATATTGCTGCGGGCTTTGGCGACTATGCGGTCGATGAGTTCTTTGCTGAAACGTACTGTAGCCATGTGATTCTCCTTATTGAATGGGGTGTGTTTGAACGGACATACTTGACATGATGTGGTCAAGCTGCACTGCGACATGCAGGCAGTACTCCTGCTGAGTTAGCGTCGAGTCCTTGCCAGCCATTGCCAGCATGGTGATCAGAGCGTTGACTGTGACACTGAACTCATCGCCACTGTCACGCATCATGTCGTTGATCTTCGTGACCACAGCCATGACTCGGTTGTGGTACTGGTCTTCGTTGGTTACGGTGTCCATCAGTTCATCTCCACAACTTCACCGAAGGGTGCGGTGCCGGGATCAGTCGTGACCCACAACACTGGTGCATCGGGCTGATCACCGAAGCTGTTGCAGCACAGGTCAGTGAGGAACACGATGGCTACGGGGTTGATCCCGAGTTCAACGATCTTGTCGAAGACCGGAGCGAAGTCGGTGCCTCCACCGCCGTGAGGCTTGATGTCGAGGTCGTCGTGCTGCTCATAGGATTCCACGTGGCTGACCTCACTGTCGAAGTACAGCACATGGATACGCTCCGGCATCAGGTCTTCCTTGACCCGCTTGATCTCGGAAGCGAACTGGTTGACAGTCTTCTGGTCGATGGAGCCAGAGCAGTCCACAGCGAAGCACACCTCACCCATCTGCTCACCGCTGACACTGGGCAAGTACAGTCCTTGTGCAATGAAGCGACGATTAAACCGGGCAAAGGATCGCTGGTCTGTCCGTGCTTTCACGAGGAACTTCTGCATCACCTCACGCCAGTCCACCTTGGGTTGCAGCACCTCATCCACAAGACGTTGCATGTTGGCAGACATCTTGCCCATCATCTTCGCTGCTTGCGCAGCTTGGGCCACCTTCACCTTCCACTCAGCTTGCTGTTGCTGCTGCTCGGCAGGGCTACCGTCACCGTCCTCACAGTCATCCAGTGGGCCACCGGGTTCACCAGCACCGGAGCCACCGCTCTCATCCTGTTCAGGCAGGATGTTGTAGATGCCCTCACTGGTGCCGTGCCCAGCGTTGTAGATCGCATCGTTGTGCAGTCCGACCTTGGGCATCCGACCGATACTCTCATCGGTCAACAGCTTGTTGATCACGTAGTCAGCGGCCATGTTCCAGCGTTTGGATTGCCGTCCACCACGCCGGAAGTTGTGCTCCAGCATGGGATGGAAGCACTCGTGGGCAACGAGGAACTTGACCTCCTCATCAGTCAGGCTGTCCACGAACTCGGGGTTGAACTTGATCCGCTTGCCGTTGGTGGCAGCGGTCTTGATGCTCTCATCGAACTCGAAGGGCATACTCAGGGCGATGGTGCCCACAAAGGGATGCTCCAAGATCAGAGCGGTCTTGGCTTTCGCCAGCTTGGTGGTCAGCTTCTTCATGTCAAGCGTTGCAGTTGTCATCAGTCTCTCCTTAAAGTTGTCCCATGAATGCACCCATTGCATCCATGATTTTCTTGGCCTCAGCAGCGGTGTCACGCCGCAGGTCAGGGTCATTGCGCAGTGCTTCAGGGTGCTTGATCAGGGATGCCTCAACCTGTTGGCGCATGGCTTCCAAGTTGGGGTCATCGCTGAAGTTCAGACGAGGCAACAGCGCACAGATTTCTCGGGTGTTCTCCAGCATCGAGTCACGGAAGATCGCCTTGGGGTCAGCCAGCTTCTCAGCCATGTGCTTGACACGTTCGTAAAGCCGCTGCCATACATCCTTCAGCGCCGCCTGCTCTGCCTCCTTCACACGTCTCTCAACATCCTGCTGGATACGGGTCAACTCCTCACTGCCGATGCTCACCCGGAAGTCTGAGCTTGGCACTGGGAACACAGCCATGTCCATGTGGAACTTGTGCCGCAACTCAAGCACTGGTGGGTAGTCCGAGTGGTCGTAGAGACTACCAAGAATCCGTTGAGCGTCAAGTTTGAGGCTGTCGTAGTTGCCAATGAAGTCCTGCACCAGACTGTTCCACTCGCCTCGTTCCTTGCGGAAGTCGGACATGAAGGACAGATAGTTGGCAGTGGGCAGCATCATGGTGCCGTCCATACCCCAAGGTAGGGTGTTGTCGTAGTATTTGGTGCGGATGTGGGTTGTCTTCTTGTGGATGTTCTCCAGCAGGTCAGACATGGGCAGCAGTGCCTTGTTGAAGCGCCCAGCAGCAGCGGTGGTGCCGTGGCTGAGGATCACCTCTTTGGTTGCCTTCTTGTCGTACTTGCGGGCTGTCCACTGGGACACGTTCAGTTGCACCAACAGTGCGCGGTCATTGAGATTCATAGCTTGATTCCTCTATAGATGTTGATGGATGTGTGACGCACTTGTTGTTAGCAAGTGCGCCGTTGGTTTCACTGGGTCAGAACAACACGTCCTGATGGTTGATGCTCCACTTGGTGAAGGCTTGGGTGTTAGCCAAGTCAGGGTTGCGCCGTGCTGCATAGCTGATGGTCAGCACAGAGAACTCGGGGGGCATACGTTCAGAGTACTGGCAGACCCTCTCGAAGTTGGACTCGGTAGCACGTTGGGCCAAGGCACCAGACAGGGCATACAGGGTCGCTGGGTCTTTGGGAACGTCAGCAGTTTGAGGGTTGAGCAGGATAGCGTCAGGGTTGGGCAGCTTGCGGAAGATACGTACAAACCCTACGAACTCGGCAGCAGCACCCTCACCGACAGCACCTTTGAAGCACTCGAACTCAGCCTCGGCAGGCACCGTGCCCAGCACATCGGACACACCGTCCACCCATGCTCTGGGAGTGGCGTTCTGGTCACGCTGTGGATCGAAGTCATGCAACAGACCGGGACGGAAGCGGATGAAGCTGATCACCTCGGGCTTGACACCGTGGTTGATGGCCCATGAAGTCCAGTCGTCAAGGTGGGTTTCCAACTCGATCACAGTCTCACGGTTACGGAGGTGACTCAGCACCCGGTTGGCACCAGCACGGTCAGACTGCCTGTTGCCAGTGGACACCACCATCCAGCCATCTGGCATCGGTACACCATGCAGTGTCCGGGCTTGGCAGATGTTGGCAAGCACCTTCTGAAGATCAGGGCCAGCTTGGTTGCGGTCATCGAACAGCAGGATGCCAGCCTCGGGAGCTTTGCCCTTGACAGGGAACCAGTCAGGAAGGCGGTAGTTCAGCTTGTCGCTGCCGTCTGGGAACAGGATGCCGAAGTCCTCGACCAACATGGTTGGCATGTGACGTTCGATGCAGGGGATGTCAAGTTCCTGTGCCACCTCGTGGACGATGGTCGTCTTGCCACCACCGGGGCTACCCTCGATGGACAGGGTACGGGTGATGGGGAACAGAGACTTGATGGTTTCTTTCAGCAGAGTGGCTCGCATTTGATTTTCCTCTCGGATTTGGGTTGATGGTCAGGGCCGGTAGATACAACAAAAATGGGTGGGGTTGCCCCCGTGTTGAGTTCGTTTCTCTGTCGCTTTGCACTCTCCTTGTCGTTGAAATAAATGATCCGGCCAGTGGAGTCACGCACTGGTGCTCCACGTTTGCCGTACCGCAGCATGTAAAGCCGCAGGTTATCGGTTGATGAACAGGCATTCGTTGGCATGTTGCACTCCTTTGGAATCGGTGTAGGTTTCCCCGCAACCAGCCATCCATTCGAGCAGAAACACAGCCATCAGTACACCGATGACAGTCACCGAGATGACATAGGACAGCCACCGGGCAACACGTTTCCACAAGGGTTCGTTGATGGACACCCCCATTGGGGGGATGGGCTTGAGTTTGAACTTGTTCCTAAACATTACATTGTCCTCTTTGGGTTGAGTTGCTTGAGCAGTTCAGGGTCAGTGAACAGCATGTAGTTGCTCTTGTTGAGCGGTGCCACGGTGTGGCGTACTTGACGTGCCAACGTCTCTCCACACGCCATACAGGTGGGTCGTAGAGTTTTGGCCCGTTGCGGTTCCACCCTGACTGAGTAACAGCAGGTGCAGATGGGTAGGTGGTAGTCTTCGCTCATACTGGATCGACTCCTGTAAAGTTGAGTTTCATGGCGTGTACCCAGTAGTCAGCCTCGGTTCCACCGTGACGGTAGTCAGCGATGTAGGCTGCTCTGGCAGCGTTGGCACTCTCCTTGTCGGTATGCACCGACAGCAGTGTTGGGGTGTCGTCACCAAGGGACTCCACCACCCAGACATGGGTCATCGTTAGCATGTTTCCTCCAGTTCGGTTGTCATCTCGTTGGCTTCCAACGACTCCCACACCACCTCGTCGGATGTCAAGTGGTCGTGCTCCTTCTCCAAGTTCTTGTAAAGTTCCCTCATGTGATCCTTGAACGCTTCGGTGAACTGTTCTACGAGAGTATCGCGGCTGTAGGCGGCGATCACCGCCATCCATGCAGCGGTCTGGAGGTCTGACTTGTAGGGCGAGAAGACCTCAGCGAACTCCTTGTTGTCAATGGCGTCATTGCAGTCCAGCGTGTTCATGCAGACAGTGAACGAGGTGCAGTTCTGGTGGTAGTAATGCCCGGAGTGGGTGACACTGAAGCGCCAGCCAGTATCGGCCAGTGCCAAGAGTGCAGGGCTGTCATACCCCAACGACTGAAGGAACAAGCCCCAGTCCTCCACATGTCCCTCAAAGCAGGCACCATCCCCTTGGCTGGAAAAGCCACTGAAGTACATCCGATCCACACGGATGCCGACAGCGGTCATGCTCACCTTGAAGTCGTCGTAGGTGCAGTCCCACCAGTCGATGTGTT